GCTCTGCCTTTGGGCGTTTGATCGATGAGACTATGGTTCCGCTTGTATCGCGTATCCTTTATGTGATGGATCAGGCTGGTTACATCGACTTGCCGCTCAAGGTTAATGGCGTTGAGGTTAAGGTGACGCCGGTAGCTCCTTTGGCCCAGGCTCAGAAGCTTCAAGAGGTAAACGATATCGTGCAGTTTATGCAGATTGCCAACTCTCTAGGCCCACAGGGTCAGATGGCTCTCTCGATCCCAAGGATCACAGCATTCATTGCCGATAAGATGAACATCAAACAGGACTTGCTCACCACACCGGAAGAGCAGGAAATGATGATGCAACAGATGCAGGCGCAAGCAATGGCCGAACAAGGGCCGCCGACTGCTGATGATGGTGGAGCAACAATGGAGGCGATGCAATGAGTTCACCCGATGGGTGGGAAGGTTTAACCCAAGCAACAAGTGAAGCACCAAGGGCTGCGGAAATAGATATTCTGTATGGCAAGGTCTTCAAAAGCACAGAGGGACAACGTGTCCTAAGTCACTTGCGCTCGATTACTATTGAGCAACCGTCTTGGATTCCTGGGGAAGATGCGAGTTTCGGCTATGTTAGGACAGGCATGGCTGAGATGGTTCGCATGATTGAGAAAAGAATAGAAAGGTCAAACAATGGCTGAAGCAATGGCAGAACAAATGGGAGCTGATGCTCCAATGATTAACGTAGCAGAGCCGGATGCTCCACAAGAGGATGCGCCGGTTGCGGTACACGAAGAGCCACAGGGTGAGCCTGTGAGCGCAAATGATGATAGCGAGCCTTTAGAGCGGCCAGACTATTATCCAGAGAAGTTTTGGGACGAGGACGGTCCAGATGTTGAAAAGCTGGCAAAGAGCTACGCAGAGCTTGAGAAAAAGTTTAAAGCCGGAAAGCATAAGGCACCGGAAGAGTATGATGTATCTGCACTTGCGGATCAGGGTTTGGACTCTGACGATCCGACTGTCGCCGTATATCAGGATTGGGCTAAAGAAAACGGGATTAGCCAGGGCGCATTCGAGGATCTCGCAGGCCGTGTACTTGCCTTGTCTAAGGATGAGCAAGAAAGCGTACAATACGATCAGCGCGCGGAGATGGAGAAGCTAGGGTCCAATGCCTCTGAGAAGATCCAAATGACTGAGCGTGTCTTGATGAAGGCTCCTCTGAACAACTCTGAGCGTGAAGCGATAGCGTATTCCCTTAACAATGCCGATGCTATCAATGCTTTCCTAAAGTATCACCAGGCGATTACGAATGAGAACATTCCAATCAAGCCCACGATTCAGCAAGAGACCATGAGCCGACAAGATCTTGATGTTGCTATCTCTGATCCTCGCTGGCAAACCGATGCTGCTTGGCGCACTCAGATGGAGCAAAAGTGGTTCCAATCGCAGCAAAAGTGATAGAGACTTGCAATAAATATCGCTTGCGTGTATTTTAGCCGTAACGGCTAACCGTGCTCGGCCCGTTAGATGTAGTAATCTACTGGTTGGCGCGGCCATAACGCGCAAGCGACCGCCCGAACCTCGGATAACGGAAGCGTTTAATTGAAACGCAAAAGGAGGTTTTTGCAAATGGCGATTAACGTCTCAACCGCGTTTGTTGATCTTTTCGATTCTGAGGTCAAACAAGCGTATCAAGCCGAATCTGTGCTTCGTGGCACAATGCGGACCCGCACCGGCGTTGCCGGTAACACTGTTAAGTTCCCAACAATCGGTAAAGGTGTTGCTACGCTCCGCGTACCACAAACCGATGTTACTCCACTTAACGTCACATACGGCCAAGTAACTGCGACAATGGAAGACTACATTGCAGCAGAATACTCAGACATCTTCCAACAGTCCCACATCAACTTTGATGAGCGTTCTGAATTGGTACAGGTTGTATCTAAGTCTATTGCTCGCCGCATGGACCAGATCATGATCGATGCTCTGAACGCCGCTACTGGCACATCTACTGTTGCAACAACAATCGGTGGTGCTGGCACAAACATGAACATCGAAAAGCTCCGCGCTACTGCGAAAGCTATGAACGAGAAGAACGTACCTTCTGAAGGCCGTAACTTGCTCATGCACGCTTCTCAGCTCGATGCTTTGCTCGGTGAAACTGAAATCACAAGCCAAGACTTTGCTTCTGTAAAAGCTCTTGTCCAAGGTGAGATCAATACATTCATGGGCTTCAACATCTTGACAATGGGCGACCGTGATGAGGGTGGCATTCCGAAGCCTTCTACTCGCACTTGCTTTGCCTGGCACAAGGATTCCATGGGCTATGCTGAGTCGATGGCTCAGAAAACCGAAGTCAACTATGTCCCAGAAAAGACATCGTTCTTGGTTAGCTCCATGTTCTCTGCTGGTTCCGTCTCAATTGACGGCGAAGGCATTGTCAAAATTTCTTGCACTGAATAAGGAGAATAAGACATGGCATTCGCAACAGCAAATTGGGCAACCGTTGGCGCTTCTAAGAGCGGCAATGCTCCTGCAATCTATAGCTACAAATCTTCTGGCGATAACAAAGCTGCTATCGCTGGCTCTGGCTATTTCAACACAGTTGAAGCTCTTATCACTACTGGTGATTGGATCTACACATACGGAAGCGATGGCGGTCAAACGCTTGTAGCAACCAACACGGCAGGCGTTATCACAACGGCTGTAATCTAAAGAAAGAGAGGGCTGGTTAAGGCTGGCCCTCTCCACCCTTTACGGAGAACGATTATGGCTGCTGGTGATACCTCACTTTCTATCTGCTCGGATGCACTAATATTGCTGGGCGCTTCTCCGATATCTTCGTTCACAGAGGGATCTGACTCGGCTCAAGCTTGTGATCGACTGTATCCAGATCTCAGAGATTCCTTGCTCTCTAACTATCAATGGAGCTGGAGCGTTAAGAAGGTGCAACTAAATCGCCTTTCTACTGCCCCCATTGATGAGTGGAAGTATGCTTACCAGATGCCAGGGGATATGCTCTCCGGCGTTTTGGCCCTATTTACAAGCTCTGGCATTGGCGAGAACCCTGTCCGGTATGGATGGGAAGTTTACGGCGATCAGCTATATACAAATTTCGAGAAGATTTTCATCGACTATCAAGGTACGATTGATGAGAGCAAGATGCCTAATTACTTCGTGCGCCTTCTCCGCACCTCTCTCGCTGCTGAGTTAGCGTTTACAATTACCGATCAGATCAGCAAGTCGGATTACTTTCGGGCTTTGGCATACGGATCTCCTGGTGAATCAAACCGTGGTGGGCTGATGCGTGAGGCCATGAACATAGATAGTCGTGGCAAGCCGCCACAGATCATTGAGGATTATTCTCTTATTGATGTGAGATACTAATATGCGGATTATGCAGTTCCAAACGAACTTCTCGGTTGGCGAGCTTGATCCTCTTATTCGCGCTCGCACCGATCTGGAGCAATATCGCAATGCTCTTGAGGAAGCCACTAACGTCATTATCCAGCCCCAGGGTGGTTTTAAACGCCGTGATGGCATGAAGTTTATCTATGACTTTGGCTCAAGCTTTACTGACTTTAAGGTAATCCCGTTTGAGTTTAGCGTGGATGATAGTTACCTTTTGGTGTTCGTCACTCAAAGGATCTACGTCTTTAAGGCTGGTGTCTTACAGACTAACATCAATGGCTCCGGTAACGATTACATTACGGCAACAGACATAACCACAGCAATGCTCGATGAGATCAACTATACGCAAGCGGTCGATACTCTCATTCTCTGCCATGAGGATCTGCAAACGAAACGCCTGGTGCGTAACGGTGATACGAGCTGGACGCTAGAGAACCTGCCAATCACAAACCTGCCTCAGTACGCATATGCCTTTGATACGCATATGCCCGACTTTTCGATTACGCCAAGTGCATCTAGTGGAAACATTACTATTACCGCATCTAGCGTAACAACCGATACTGGAACGGCGCAAGGCGGTGCAGCGGCTACCATTACGCTAAAGTCTGCGTCAAGCTATACGACTGACGATCAGCCAAACGGGATGTTCATAACATTAACTTCCGGCACTGGATCGGGTCAGACGCGGCACGTTGAGGATTATACAGCGTCAACAAAGGTTCTCGCTGTATATCCAGCGTGGGATACTGCGCCCGACAGCACTACGGGTTATAAAGTAGAGGCATTTGCGCCTGCTGCCGTTGGCGAATACGCCCAAGTCACAAGCACATTTGGCCGCGCTCGATATGTTGAGTATGTTTCTCCGACTGAAATGAAGGCGGTAACGGAAGTTGCATTCTTTGATACCGATGAAATCACTGCTGGATTTTGGGAAAGTGAGCATGGGTATGAAGATGTTTGGTCTAACACCCGTGGCTGGCCGCGCTCTGCTGCGTTCCATGAGGGCCGGTTATACTTTGGTGGCTCTAAGTCTCGCCCTAATACAATTTGGGGCTCCGGCGTAATTAACTACTTTGACTTCGCCGCTGGTACTGGCCTGGATGATGAAAGCGTTGAGGCAACGATTAATACCAATCAGCTCAATACAATCGTCAATCTATTCTCTGGCAATGACTTCCGGATCTTCACGACCGGCGGTGAGTTTGTAATCTTGCAGGGAACGAATGAGCCGATCACTCCATCGACATTCTTTGTACGGCCACAGACCCGCCTGGGATCAAAAGCTGGTATTCCAATCGAAGAGCTGAATGGCGCGTCAATCTTTATTCAGCGCCAGGGTAAATCAATCAACGTGTTTCAGTTTGGCGATACGACTGCATCTTACCAGGTGCGCAACATATCAGCCCTAAGCTCTCACTTGCTCAAGAACCCTGTTGATATGGCTGCGCGTAGAGCTGCGTCTACGGATGAGTCTGATCGTCTGTTTGTGGTAAATGGCACTGACGGATCTATGGCGGTTTACTCTATCCTGGTTGGTCAGAATGTTATTGCTCCCAGCCGGTTCGTTACGGATGGCGAGTATATCGCTGTCGGTGTCGAGGTTGCAGATGTTTATGTAATCGTTAAGCGCACCATAAATGGCTCAGATAACTATATGCTGGAGAAGTTTGATCCGAACCTTACCCTGGATAGCGTTAAGAGCGGCGGAGCGGCCTCCTCAGTGACGATGGACCAGTTGCAGGGGGAGACAGTCCAGATCATTAGAGATGGCGTCCTAGAGCCAGAGCAGGTGGTTCCGGCTTCCCCATACACAATTACCTTTGCCTCACCAGCTACGTCTAGCTATCAAGTCGGGCTGAACTATACGGTCACAGCTAGGACAATGCCTGCGGAGCCGGTGCTTTCGTCTGGATCGGTACAGGGCTTTAAGAAGCGGATTATCCAGGTTGATGCTATCGTCAACAGCACGAAGGATATGACGATCAACGGCAAACAGATTTCGTTTAGAAACTTTGGCGAAGATGTGTTGGATTCCCCGGTCGAGCCTTTCACTGGCATAAAAACTGTGCATGGTCTTCTGGGGTATAGCGGAACGGGGCAGATTACGATTAGCCAGAATGTTCCATTGGAAATGATTGTTCTCGGTCTTGAGTACCGTTTAAGCGTGGGGAATTAAAATGGAAGCAATGGCAGTCATTGGTCCGGTAATATCAGTCGGCAGTAAAATTGCTGCGTCTGGTGCGCAAATAGATGTTGGCCGCGCTCAACAAGCGGGTTACGAACAGCAAGCACAGGCTGCGGAGTTAAAGGGTCGGTCTGAAGCGATTGCTTATAAACAGCAGGGCGCGGATGTTTTGAGAAATTTAAATGAAACACTTGCGGCAATTGTTGCTCGTGCCGGTGCTGGTGGTGTAGATCCTACATCTGGATCGGCTGCAACTATGCAGATGTTTTCTACAAGCGAAGGCGGCAGGGAGTATGCACAGGCACGGGACAATGCAAGTTTGGCTCTTGAGGAAGCTTACACACAAAGCGGGATTTATAGATCTGCTGGAGCTACGGCAATGAAAAGTGCAAATGTAAGCGCGGTGGCAAGCATTGGTGAAGCGGCCTACATGGCCGGTCAACTATCATAGGTTAGGTTAAAGAATGGCACAGCTTCCACGATATCAGAGATTAGGCGTAAAGGCCCGCCAGCCAGGAAATATTGATTTTGCTGATACGCGAGAACAGGCAAGGTATTCGGACAATCTCTCTCAGCAACTTAACCGAATGTCTCAGTTCGCCTTCAAGGAAGCCGCTAGGGCTGCTACAATTCGCGGTCAAAAACAAGTGCAGGAAGAGGGTGCTGTTGAAACCCTTGAAGCTATTGATGAAAAGGGTGGCGCGTTTAGCATTGCTGATCGTGCGGCGTATGAACTAGGAAGCCGTGTTGCTGTAGCAGAAATAGAAAATGCGGCTGAGCTTGAAATATCCCAGATATTGGCAGATGCCGAAAGAAATGAAACTCCTTTCTCAAGAGTTCAAGAACAACTTTCTGATGTAAATTTAGGTTATTCGGAGTCTTTAAGATTAATAGACCCATCGGCTGCGGCTGTTTTAAAAACAAATTTGGAAGGCGCTTCTTCCGTAGCAACGGAAAAATACTCCAATTGGTATGTAAAATTACAAGCCCAAAAAAGACAAATTAGAATTGCTGAAACTGGAGATCTTCAATTTAAAAATGTTTTGGATTATGCGGTATTGCCCGGTACTACCCCGGCAAAACTAGAAGCTTATATACAAACAAGGGCTAGTCTGTATTCAGACACCGGAGCCAGTGTGAAGCAAACTGCCAAATGGATACAACAGGCAACAGATGCCGCTATAAAAGAAAACACAGTTTATAGGTTTATGTCTTCGGGCATTGAAGCCCAAACGCAAATGCTAAAAGACATGGAGACCAATCCCGTTGAAGGGATGAGCCTCTTAGAGACTCAAGGTTTGCGCAAAAGTTTGCAGTCTGATTTAAACCAAAAATTAACCGCTCGAAGATCTGCTTCAAAAGGTGTTGTTGCTGATATAACTATTCAAAACAAATTGTTGACGGATGGAGGTATGCCATCCTCCACTTCTATTACTAATCTCGAAACTCAGATAGAAGCTCTTGGCCCGGATGCTGGTGATGCGCGAGTTGCACTTGCTGATTTAAAGTTTAATATAGCGAATGCTGAAGTCTTTAGAGGTCAGACGTTTGAGGAGCTTTCGCGAACGGTTGCTGAGTTAAGGAACGGAATCGTTAATATAGGGCAACCAGGTCTAGATACTCCTATCGAGGTTTCCACACTTAAATCTGCTGAAACTTATTTAGCCGCTGCTGAAAAGGCTTTAAAAGATCAAGACGCTTTAGAAAAAGAAACTTATCAGCCGGTTGTAGACGAAATTATAAACATTGGCGCAGACCTTCAAGCTGCAATTGATTCCGGTAGGCCCGTTTCTTCGGAGAGATTGCTACAGGCTAAGGATCTATACCAGAGTTTGCCAGATGAATTTCAAAGTGCAGTGGAGCCTGTTTTATCCGAGGTCTGGAGAACAAATAGTTTATTAAAAAAATTAAGCGCGTTAGATGAGGGTGGAGTCCAGCGTTGGCTAGAAGATTTTGAAAAAGCTGGATTTTCTCCAGGTGCTTTTGAAGACCCTGATCGCTTTGGTGCCGCTGGGGTAGACACAAAGATTGAACTAAAAGCCGTTAAAATGGCACAGGATATTATAAGTTCCTTACAAGCCGCAGCGGCATCTGCTGAAGTAGATCGGCAAGAGGAATTTAATCCTATCATTAAAGACGCTGAAAAAACTCTCTCAACGCTTCAATCCTTTATAGATAAAAACGTAGATGTTCCTGACGCCGTTGTTAAAGATCTGATAAAAACAATAACAAATATCCCAGAGGATTTGCGAGGCGACTTGACTGAGCGTCTGAACACATTGGGATATACGCAAGATCTTTTGACCTTCGCCTCTGACACCGATGTAGAGGGCATGAAAAAATACATTGAGAATTTAAAGGTTTCGGGCATAGAGCAAGAGGGTGATCCGGTCGGACCTAATTCTCCAATGGAGTTAAAAGCACTCACTCTTGCAAATCAATTGTTGAAAACAATGGAAGCTACTCAGGCAAACCTTTTGGCGGCAGATGAGAAGGCACAAAAAGAAAAATTTGATCCTATAGTTTCAGATTTAAAAAATAGGATTTCCGGGTTTAATAAGATTGTTCAATCAGGTCAGCCTGTTAGCCAAGAAGATTTCAATTACTTGGTAAGTGTGTTCAATGAATTGCCGAATGACTTTCGTGGAGACATATCTGATGAATTGCAAGGCTTAGGCTATCTTTCGGATATTGTTGAAAATTCCCGCAACATGAATGTTAGCGAAATGGCTCGGTATATAGACAATCTTGGCAGAGGGTTTGATGAATCTCGCCCTGGCGGCTTAGAAACTTACAGTGATCCGAATGCAACCGTAAACACTATCGTTGAGCAAAACAGGCTAGACTTAGCGCAGAAAATGCTTTCGCAAATGAAAACTGGCTTGGCACAAGACGCTTTGTCGTATGGCATTAATGCGGGAACTTTGGATCAAAATGGGTATCCGCTGAAGTTAAACCAAATCGATTTGTTAGGTTCGCAAGAGGATCTTGTTGCGTCATTGCAGCAGCGCACAAAAGTGGCAAAGGCTGTTAGTGGCAAATACTTAATACCTACGCAATTCTTTACGGCTGCGGAAAGAACTTTATTTGCAGAGTATATGAGAACAGCCGACACAAACCAAAAGATGAGTGTGTTTGCTGCAATAGTCGATGTTGGTGAAGTTAATGCTCAAAGTATGCTTGCGGAACTTTCTCAAACTTCTCCTATTGACGCGGGGATTGGAGCCTTAGTCCTAAACAAAAGAGGTGGCTCCGCAAAAAATGCCCTTATTGGGCTTGAGCTTATGAACGATCCGAGCATTGATATTGAAGGGATGGATGAGGCTAAGCTAACAGAGGCTTATGGTCGCTCTGCCTTAATTAATCTAAAGGGACTTAGGGATGTAATATTTCCTGTGGCTCAAGCAATATATGCGTCAAAGGCTGTAGGTAAGAGATCTTTTGACTCTTCTTTATGGCAAGATTCTGTTTCAGAAGCTGTCGGTGGAAGCGGCGAGTTTGGCGGCATTCAATCTGTTCGTAAAAGTGATACACTCTTGCCTCCAGATTATTCTGTTGATCGAGTTGAAACGGCTTTAGACTTAGCAAATCCAGCGGCATTTGCTGCTTCTTCAAAAATGGTTCTAGCTGAGGGCATGGCGGAAATGATTGCTAGGAACCCTGGGTTTCACAGTTTCTTTTTGCAGCGAGTGGCCGGTGAAAATATGTATAGGATCATTTCGAAAAAAACCGGCAAACCTGTCATCACTAATGACAATATAAAGTTTCAATTTAATTTAAAACAGTTTGTGGAGTATGTGGAGGCAAACAATTGAACTTTGATACGCCAGATGTAACGGATATGTACGATCCAAATGGGATCAAGCGACCTTCCGACACCGTAATAGAAAACATAACGGGTTCTTTTGAGGACAGTTTGCTAACTGGCGCTTTGGGTGCAAATACGGAATTTATTTCGACAACTAGAGTTTGGGAGCCAATCATAGAAAGATTGAACGAATTTGCCGGTGAGCAGGATGTTGGTTTTTTTATGCGGTACTTTAGTGACGCTGGGGCAAATAAGTTTAGCAATCCAGGAATTGCTTATTCAGAGGTTTTTAATCCACTTACAAACGAAAACTATCTGAGGCTTTCGGGAGAAATATACAAATACGTTTCAGAGAACCAAGACACTCTTCCCGATGATTTGAAGGGTCTCAATGAGGAGTTGATTAATTCACTTCTCGAACAACAGTTTAAAGATGCACAAGAGTCTGAGCAAAGCCGATCCATTCATAACCCGGGGGCATTAAGGGTTATTGCAAGGTTTGCTGGCGGGACCGGTAGTTCTGTAGGAGATCCCATAAACTTACTTACCGCTCCATTTGGGGGGGCTGTTGTAAACCAGGGCGGCAAGCTGCTGTGGAAAGGCGTAGCAAGCAATATGCTCGTCAACGCTGGCGCTGCGGCACTTACGGAAGGTGAGGTTGCCGATTGGTACGAAAAGATGGGTGCTGAATATACTTTTGAGGATTTTGTTTACAATGTGTCTTTGAACGCTGCTTTGGGTGGCGCACTCCCTTTAGCTATTCCAGGCGTAAAGATGACTTGGCAAAAATCAAAAGAGCTTGCCGATATTTTAATAGCTAAAGGCTTTAAGGTTGATTCAAAAACCCAAGCCCTTTTAGATATGCTTGACGATTTTGAAGCCACTAACGATAGCAACCCTTTTAGAAGGGATAACGCTCTTGAGTCTTTAGATGCTGACGCTGCACATGAGGATGCCCTTACGGCTGCATCTGCTGCAATTCAAGATGGAAATGCTGAATTTATACCTTCTGCACCGTTATTGCCCTTAAAGGAACAGCCAGCCGCACCTAAGCAGAAAGCCCCTTTGCCTGGTGATCGCACCGTTATGGACGTTATTAAAGATGATGATGCTTACGTTGTTAGGCTTAATGCTGCGGATTTAGAGGTTGATGCTGCAACATTCCAATACAAATCAGAAGGCGACGAGTTTGGTGTTACAGATGTGTTGCGAGATGAAAAAGAATGGATACCAAGCTGGTCGGGCACTTTGACTGTTTATGAATACGCTAACGGGAAAAGAGTGGTTGCTGACGGCCATCAAAGAATTGGCTTTGCTAAGAGGGTCATGGCTCAAGATCCTTCTAAGAACGTTGAAGTAAACGCTATTATTTTTAGAGAGTCAGACGGAGTTTCTCCAGAAGAAATGCGAGTAATTGCAGCTTTAAAAAACATTGTAGAGGGAAGCGGCGATGCTGTAGATGCTGCAAAGGTTTTGCGCGTAGACCCTTCGGCTATGCCGGTGCTTCCAGCTAAATCTGAGCTTGTTCAGCAGGCCCGAGGTATTAGGCCATTGAGTAACGACTCATTCGGAATGGTTGTAAACGGGATTGTCCCAGCAAAGTATGCTCAATATGTTGGTGATTTAATTAAAGATGAGAACCTTCAAGACGCTGCTATGCGGGTTTTAGCAAAGTCAAAGCCAGAAAATAAATTCCAGGCAGAAGCAATGGTTCGCCAGGTTAGGGATATGCCGACCGCAGAAGTTACCCAAACATCTTTGTTCGGTGACGAGCTTATGACTGAAAGTTATTTTTTTGAACGCAGCAAGATTTTAAACCAAGCGTACACTGAACTGCGTAAAGACAAGTCTGCATTCGAAACCTTAGTACGCAACTCCGAAAGACTAGAAGCCGAAGGCAACGTATTAGTAAACGATGCAAACGAAAGAAAGGCAGCTACAGATGCCCAAACAATCGCGCTCCTCCAAACGCTCGCAAACCGCAAAGGGCCGCTCTCAGACGCCCTCAATGATGCAGCAAGAACAGCAAGGGACACAGGCAATTACAAATCCGCCAGAGACGGATTCCTTACCGCTATCAGACGATCAATTGACTCAGGCGATTTCGAGGGCGTATCTACTGGCGACATTGGACGCTCTTTCGATGGTAAAGCAGAGGTCGCTAGAGATGAGATTGCAGAACCAGAACTTGATGGATTCGAAGAACCCTCTGGCATAGCGGCTCAACAGCAGGAGGGGCAACTTGAAATAGATATGTTTGGTGCTGATGAGGTTGAGCCTGGTAGCTTGCAAGATCTTATCCAAACAGAAGCTTTAGCTGACGCAGACATGGATCTTGAAATTCCTTTTGAGAGTGTTCTTGGAGCGGATGAGCAAATTGAGGTAAGGACTATGACTCTGAGAGAATTGCGCGAAGAGATGAAAAAAGAGCAGGCCGCGATTGCTCGTATGGAGTTTTGTACGATATGAGTTTTAAAGATTGCATAAACGAAGGCGTGGACGCTGGCGAGATATCCCGTGAGCGTGCAGATGAGGTTTTGAGTTTGTTTGATGAACTTGAGGTTAAATACAACCGACAAATGGGGGGCGCTGCGGCAAGAGCAAAAGCTGCTGGCGATACAACTATTGCCACTAAAAAA